TCCGAAAGGGTCAACCAGCCGGAACTAGCGGTGATTGGTCACGATCAGCCCAGACTAGAAACGCCTGTAGCGGATTATGCCGGTTCATTCGCTGTGGAGCTGGGGGGCTGGGCAAAACGGGTATTGGGGGTAACCCTTATGCCGTGGCAGCTTCATACGTTGACGGGTCAATTGGCGTATGACGATAATTTGGATTTGTTGCACCGTACGGCGCTTACATCTACTGCCCGGCAAAACGGTAAAACGGTGGCGCTCATGGCTTTGACGGGTTTTTGGTTGTGCGAAATGCCCAAAATTAGGGGCGAGAAACAATTAGTGCTGTCTACGGCTCACCGGCTGGATTTGGCAGTAATGCTGTTTGATGAGCTAGCCCCAATTTTAGAAACGCAGTATGACGCCAAATTAATGCGGGCGTACGGGCGCAATATGGCTACTATGCCTGACGGTTCCCGGTGGATAGTTCGAGCCGCTGGCCCGTCAGGTGGACACGGCATTAGCCCTAATCTGATCGTGGCTGATGAAATCTGGGATATCAGCAGCGAGGTAATAGACGGGGGTCTAATTCCGTCTCAGCGAGCCAAAAAAAACCCGTTGCTATCCATGTGGTCAACCGCTGGCACAGAGCGCAGCCGCGCATTGTTGAAATGGCGCGAACAAGGTATGCGAGCAATAGACGAAAACAAACCCAGCGCGTTTTACTTTGCCGAATGGTCACCGCCCCCAGATTTAGACCCCATGACCCCTGACGCATGGGGCTGGGGTAACCCGGCACTAGGCACCACACTTACCCCAGCCGTAATCGTGGGCGAAAGCCAAAACCCAGACCGCGCCCAATTCTTGAGAGCGTCAGTAAATGTGTGGGTAGCTAGTGATCAAGGCTGGTTACAGCCCGGCACGTGGCCCGCATTGGAATACAGCGATCCGCTACCCAATGGCGGCGTATTAGCCATTGAAAACAGCGTAGACGAAAGCCGCTATTTTGGTTTGCGAGCTGTGCCCCTAGCTGACGGGCGCACCTGTCTTACCGTGGCGTTTGTATGCAACACATACGCCGAAATGCTGCAAGCCGCCAAACCATACCTACAAAACCCGCAAATAACGTTTGCCATAACCCCGTCAATAGACCTGCATTGGCCTATCGAATATGAGCGCCGAAAACAGGTAGTCGGCTACGGCGAAATGGTCAAATGGACAGACCCCGTACGCCAGCTCATACGGCAAGGCATGGTTTTGCATGACGGCTCAACCATGCTGGCTGAACATATCCAAAGAGCCGTAGCCGTCAGGTCACAAAACAGTATTGCGCTTAGCTCACAACGATCACCGGGGCCGATAGAGCTAGCGCGGTGCGCAGTATGGGCAACCGCGTTAGCAAGCAAACCGAAATCGTCAGGTAAACCGTTTTTGGTCGTTGCCGGTTAACTATGCTGTGACCCGGTGGCATGGGGGTTTCAACTCCCATTCTGTCGGGTGCAGCCAATCCCCATGCCACTACTCCCCGACAGATTTACGCCATACTTGACCTATGGGATTATTTAACCGCACCACAAAAGCTGCAATTAGCCCGGCACCTGCAAAAGCTGCCGCAGCTGGCGCATACGGTGGCGGCTATTCGGCAAACAGCGGCGGGCTAGGCGCCCAAATGATCGGGCAGTACTACACCTACCAAGAGGGAGACGCACGCAATCGAGCTGTCAGCGTGCCAACCATTAACCGCGCCCGCGATCTCATGGCAAGCGTTATCGGCTGTATGCCGCTCAAAATGTATAACGAAATTTGGAACGGTGACGAAATGGAAAAAATGCCATTAGCACCGCGCACATGGCTACGCCGCCCAGACCCAACCGTACCGTACCAATTTATTATGAGCTGGACGTTTGACGATCTCCTATTTTTTGGGCGCGCTTTTTGGTATATCACTAGCCGTACTGCTGACGGTTACCCAGCCAGCTTTACCCGCTTGCCTGCCGGCTCAATCACCACTACCGACATGGTCGGGCCTGTGTGGTTTGCACCGTCACAACAAGTGTTTTTTAACGGTGGACAATTAGACCCCAAAGACCTAGTGCAATTTCTTAGCCCCGCGCAAGGTCTTATTTATTCTGCACCGGGCGCAGTAGAAACAGCACTAAAACTAGAAGCTGCACGTAACCGTAATGCGTCATCAGCCATACCAGCGGGCGTGTTGCGTCAAAAAGGCGGCGAGCCGTTGAGCGCACAAGAGCTAGCAGATTTGGCGGCGTCATTCAACGCGGCACGCGCAACCAATCAAACCGCGGCACTAAACGAATACTTGGAATATCAAGAAACCGCTACAAGCCCAGACAAAATGCTATTAATTGAAAGCTCGCAATATCAGGCGCTTGAAGCTGCACGCCTAGCCAACGTGCCACCATATTTGGTAGGCGTGTCAACCGGTGCCTATTCGTACCAATCAGCACAGCAAGCCCGCGCCGATCTGTGGATTTTTGGTGTCAAAATTTATGCTGAAGCAATAGCACAAACATTGTCTATGGACAACGTGCTACCGCGAGGCACCTACGTTGAATTTGACGCTGACGATTACCTAGAGGAAAACTACGTAGCCGATCAATCAGACGAACCGCAAGAAAACAGCCAAGAACAATTAGCCGAAAGGTAGCAATTATGTTGAAACTAGTAGCAGGGGAATTTACCGTAGACGCCGCCAAGGGCGAGGAAGCGCCGCGGCGTACAATCTCAGGCGTAGCCGTACCGTATAACACGTTTGCTGTAGTCAATGACGATACAGAGGTTATGTTTATGCCGGGCAGCTTGCCGGTAGACGGTAAAGCGCCCCGGCTGTTTATGTACCATGACGCCAGCCAGCCGGTAGGCGTAGTTACTGAGCGCGTAGACACCGAACAGGCCATGCTTTTTACCGCCCGGATTAGCCAAACTACGTTGGGTAATGACGCCCTAGTAATGGCAGCTGACGGCACTATTGATCAGGTCTCCGTAGGGGTAAACCCCACAAAATTTAGTTATGACGAAAAAAACCGCATGATTATTGAGGCAGCGGATTGGGTGGAGCTGTCGCTAGTGCCGGTGGGCGCTTTTGGTGACGCCGCCCCGATTACCCAAGTAGCCGCAAGTATCCACCAAACCCCTACACCAATACGCCATAATGAAACCGTGACCGAACAGGAGAAAACACCCATGACTACCGAAATCGCCCCCGCAATCGTTGAGGCCGCAATTCCAACGCCAGCGCTGCCAGCCCAGCCGAAGCGCAAATACGATATGCCAACCGCAGCCGAATATTTGGCGGCAATGCACATTGGCGGCGAAACATTCCGCAACGTTGCAGCAGCAGCCGCAGAATTTGCAGCAAGCAAGCGCAGCGCAATTCAAGCCGCGCCTGGCACCGGTGGCAACACCAATACTGAAAATACGCCCGGCTTGCTTAGCCAGCCCGTGTTGGGGCCCGTGTTTGCAAACCTTAACTACACCCGCCCTGTGGTTGCTGCCATTGGTGCGCGTGCAATGCCTGACGGTGGAAACCAAAAAACGTTTATTCGCCCAACGTGGACAACGCACCCAGCGGTTGCCGCACAGTCAAGCGAATTGGGAACCGGTGGCGCAACCAGCCCACAAATTGCGGCAAACGTGGTCAGCAAGACCACGCTGAGCGGCAGCGTTACGTTGTCGGTACAGGACATTGACTTTACGTCGCCCGCTGCAATGGAAATTATTTTGCAGGATTTGGTTGGGCAATATATGTTGGCTAGCGATAACGTCGCAGCTGACGCAATCACCAACGGTGCGAGCGCGTCAGGTGGCACGTGGACAGTAACCGCCAATGACCCGTCAACGCTCATTGCGGCAATGTATGACGCGGCTACCGACATTCTCAACGCAACAAATTTCTTGCCTGATCATGTGTTTGTATCACCTGACGTGTGGCAGAAATTGGGCAGCCAGCTTGACGCAGACAAGCGCCCAATATTCCCGTACGTTGGCGCCGCAGGTCTCATGGGCGTAAATGGTTTGGGTTCGGCAAATATCACCGTTGCCAACACCTTTAACCCATTTGGCTTGAACCTTGTTGCTGATCGCAATTTTGCTAGCGGCACGCTGTACGTGGCCCGTGGTTCGGCTTGCGAATTCTACGAACAGGTGCGCGGCATCATGTCCGTAGAGGTTCCCGGCACGTTGGGCCGCCAATTCAGCTACTACGGCTACGTGGCAACCTTTATTGCTGATAGCAATATGGTTAAATACATTGTCGTTAGCTAATTCGAAAAGAGGCTGACAATGGCGGTTTATACCGTCACGTTCAAACAGCTGACCGATAATTACGCGGTATTGCAAACGCTCACCGCTAACGAATTAGAGGTAGGGCGGTCAATCGTAGTAGCGGGCGTAGGCGCACCGTTTAACGGCACGTTTACCGTGTATGCGCTACCCCAATACGAATTTATCGGCGTAGACAGCGAGGGAGACCCGCTTTACAACGTTGACGTACCGGTACCAAATCAGGTGCTATTTGCCTGCACAGGTACCAACGTTGATCGCACAGCGAGCACCGGCACCTTGACGTTTACCCCTACTTGCACATGGATTACCGCTACACAAATTGAGGATTGGCTAGGCATTGGCACCGCTACCGCGGCTGATACTACGTTTTTGACGCAATGCGCCGCAGCTGTAAACCAAATGGCGTTTAGGCGGCGTGTAGAGGCTGGCTATTTTGACAGCTTGACCACAAGCCCTAGCGCTGACGTAACCCTAGGTACGATCATGTGGGGCGGCGCCCTGTATCGAGCTAGGGGCAGCGTAGATGTGTTTGCGTCATTTAACGAAATGGGTACAGCGCCAACTATTGGGCTATCACCCATGATTAAACAGCTGTTGGGTATTGACCGCCCACAGGTGGCGTAATGCCCGTTGCCTATACCGATCTATTTAACGAAGCGCTAGACGATCTGGCAACGTTTTTGGGTACGGTCACCGGGCTACAAGTAGTGACTGACCCGCGAAACCTTGTGCCGCCCTGTGCCATGATCGGCGCCCCCAGCTTTACGGCATTCAACTACAACATTGTAAAAATGACGTACCCTATACAAATTGTGACATTGGGGCCGGGCAATCTTGACGCTATGCGCTCGCTGTTACATACTGCCGCACAGGTGTTAGGTAAAAATGTGGCTATTACCGCTGGGCGCCCGTTAACCCTTGACATTGGCGGGGTAACCGTACCGGCATATGAACTAACCGCAGAAATGCAAGCCCAAACCGCATGACGTACGTAGTAGTTAGCCCGCGTGTTGGCGTACCGGGCGAGCCGTTTACGCCCGCTAGCGAAGCTGACGCGCAACGCCTATTGGCAGGCGGCTTTATTGCGATTAGCGAGAAAGTATCCACCAAAAAGCCCGCCAAGGGGCGTAAAGTAAAGCCAGAGACCACAGAGGAGTATTTCAATGGCAACTAGCACATATCTTGCAAACCCAGCCAGCGTTAAAGTAGGCGGCGTAGAGCTGGGCGATCAATGCACCGCAGCCGTCATGACGGTTGCCTATGACACGTTAGAGGAGACCACGTTCGGAAGCCTTGCCCGCACCTACGTTAAAGGTTTGGAAACCAACACTTGCACGCTGACCATGTACAACAGCTACGCAACCGCTGAAACGTACGCAACGCTTTTGGCGCTTGTCGGCACGCAGGTGACCGTAGAAATTAAGCCCAGCAACGCCGCAATTAGCGCCACCAACCCGGTTCTGACGCTCACGTCAACCTTTATGCCAAGCTTGCCGGTGGCAAACATGGCGCTTGGTGAGTTGTCAACTATCGATATTGAATTCACAGGCGGCACATTTAGCCAAGACGTTACGCCCTGATTTAACCAATAATCATTAGACAGAAAGGCGCGTTATGAAAATTAAATTGGCGGTAACCCTTAAACCGGGCGATACCCCTATTGAGGTAACCACAAACCTATTGTGCATTACCGAATGGGAAAGAACCGAAAACCGGAAACTAAGTGACGGGCGCGGCGTAGGTGCAACCGATTTGTGCGCATGGGCATTTTTTATGTTTAAACAATCCGGGCGCCTGATTAAAGAAGCCACGTGGAAAGAATGGCTACAAAACAATCCTGATATGGAGATTGAGGGGATTGATCACACCGACCCAAACCCTACGGAAGCGGCACCTACCGCCGCCAACTAGCTCATTTGTTAGCAGCTACCGGGTTTTGGCCCCCTGAAATCCCGTTTGATAGCCGCGATTTGGCTACTGTTAATTACATATTGAACAAGGCGGCGCAGAGATGACCACAACTATTAAAGTATTTGGGGTCAAAGAAGCGCTAAAAGAGCTAAACCAAATTGACCCGGCATTACGCAAAGAGATTAACGCTCGCGCTAAAGACATTGTAAAGCCGGCTACTGACGCCATTAAAAACGCATACCCGGATAAATACCTAAGCGGTATGGCGCGTAATTGGACACAACGCGGGCGCCCAAAATTCCCCTACGATCAGGCAAAAGCCCGTAAAGGTGTACAGCTCAAAATTGATACCAGCAAAAAAAATGTATCGGTAATACGTATCGAACAGCGAGACGCAGCTGCCGCAATTGTTGACATGGCAGGCAAACAGGGCGGGCGTAATCCGCAGGGCGGCAGATTTGTTGACCAGATACAGGCAATGTTTGGGCCACCGTCTCGCGTCATGTGGCCCCAATATTTGAAAAACGGTACAGAGGTAGATCAGCGTTTATTTAAAGTGGTTGAGGATTTGATGCAACAGGTCAATAAGAATTTGGTGATGTAATGGCTATTCGCATACCAATTATTAGCGATTTTGACAGCAAGGGTATTGAAAAGGCTGTAAAACAATTTGAGCAGCTTAAGACCACGGGCGAAAAGGCGCAATTTGGTTTGGAGAAAGCCGCAGGGCCGGCCAAGGTAGCTCTTATTGGTTTGGCTGGAGCTGCCGTTATTGCGAGCAATGCCGCAATACAAGACGCCGCGGCGCAAGATCAGCTGGCGGGCGTGTTGCAACGTCAGACCGGGGCTACAAAAGAACAGGTAGCCGAAACAGAGGCATTTATTAGCAGCTTGTCGCGGGCAACCGCTATGGCTGATGATGAGCTACGCCCAGCGTTAGCGCAGCTTGTCAACGCCACCGGAAACCTGCAACAGTCACAGATTTTGTTACGGCAAGCGCAAGATTTGGCGGTTGCTACTAATTCCGATTTGGCTACAGCTGTTGACGCTGTTTCTAAGGGTTACAACGGGCAGCTTAAAGGTTTGGCAACGCTGAACCCGGCATTAAAAAAATCGATAGAAAACGGCGCCACATTTGACCAAGTGATGACAGAGATCGCGCAAACGACGGGCGGCGCAGCAACCGCAGCAGCTCAAACAGCGTCAGGACAATTTAAAACCTTGTCTATTCAATTTGGAGAATTGGTAGAAACGTTAGGGCAAAAACTCTTGCCAATCAATGCAAAATTGGTGAGCGTGTTAATTAACGTCATTGATATTTTGACGAAAAATGCCGGCGTTGTGGTTATTCTTACTACTGTCATTGGCACATTGTCGGCAACTATTTACGCTGCCAAGGTTGCCCAATCCGCATATCAGGCCGTTGCGGTTATTACTAAAGGTATTAATTTCGCGTTAGCTACGTCATTTACCGCGGTGCAGATCGCTACGGGCATTGGAATAATTACGGTGGCGGCAGGCGCAGCAGCATTGGCTACCTACGTCATACAAATGAAACGGCTCAATAATGAGCTGCCACAAGCCACAGCGGCACAAGCCGCCAACAATGGCATTATTAGGGCAGGCGGCAAAGCGTACATAGAAATTAACGGGCGTTGCATGGAACTAAACGCCAGCCTTTCGCGCAACCTCAATTTGCTATACACGCAGCAAAACCGCCTAGAGGGTCTAGCCCGGTCATTTGGTATCACCACATTCGAGACCGGCAAATTCAGCGACAAGGTAGGCGGCGCAGGTGGCGCTACCGAAAAGGTCATTGACTTTGGCAAACAAGTAAAAGACGGTTTGACCACAGCGCTAGAGACCGCAAAAGCCAATTTGCAGAGCGCTCAAGACGCATTTACCGCATTTAAAGACACCGTAAAGCTGGGCGTATTGGCGGCTTTGTCATTCGGTGACGCCTACAAGCTCATTGATGACAACGGCAAAACCTTTATGCAAAACCTGAAAGATCAGGTAGAGGGCATTAGAAAATATGCGGCAAACCTGCAAATTTTGTTGCAACGCGGGTTAAGCCAAGAGGCCCTAAAATATGTGCTTGAGGCTGGCGGTGACGCAGGCGCCGCTATTGC